GTAGTTCGTCACGCGCGGGTCGATCTGGGGCTTGGCCACCTGCTCGCGGACCTGCGCCACCTGCTGCTTGTGCGCCTGCAACTGCTGCGCCGCCGACATGGCCTCGTCGCGGATGCGCATGGCGGCGATCATGTCGTCGCCGTTGCCCGCCTCGGCCGCGCGGGCCATGATGTGCTCGGCCTGCCGCACCTCGTTCAGCACCTGCTGGTAGCGCGCGTCGATGCTCTGTTCGTTGGTGCTGATCGCGTGCCCCTCGACCGCCTGCAGGCGGCGAAGCATTTCGGCGTTCTGCTGGCGCAGGAACTCCAGTTCGCGGTCGGCGTTCTCCTTGGCCCGGCGCTGCAGTTCGCGGCGCTTGACGCGCTTCTGCCGGTTCTTGGTCTTGCCTTCGTCGATGTCGTCGTCAAGGTCGTCCTGACTGTCGGCAAGCCGCTCGTCGTCCGTCTCGTCGCCGTCGTCCGCGTCATCAGCATCGGCGCCCGTGTCCTCGCCAGCGGCGGGGAGGGTGTCGGTCTCGATGATGTCGAACTCGTCGCCGTCATTCTCGGTGATATCAGCCATTGGTCGTCTCCTCAGATGTATGCCTTCATGCTCAGTGGATCGCCAGTGATCCGCCCCAGCAAGTCGAGGTCGTTGAACATGACGAACAACACCTCTTTCCCGTCCACTTCCGCGCTCCACTTGTCGCCGCCGTACTTGGGCACGCGCACGAAGTCGCCGACCTCGCACCACGACCCCTCGGGCCACGGCTGCATGGTGTTGCGGTTGTGGAAGGCGAGACTGCCCACGGCCACCACCTTGGCGACCTGCGTGTTCCAACGCTCGGTCTCCTGTGTGTCCTCGGGCAGGATGATGCCGTTAGCCGTCTTGGTCTTGGCCGAGCGGATTTGCACGATGACGCGCGAGCCGAAGGGCTGCACGCCGGGATCGACCACAGGGAACGCCTCGTCAACGCCGCTGTAGCCGAACTTCACCTTGTTCAATACGTAGTCCTGCATGTGTGCTCCTCTCAGAGATCGAACCCCTTGCGCTCGTGCTCGGAGACCATTTCGATCAGGGTGTTCTTGGCATGCTCAAGCCCCGCATACATGCCGACTGCCCGGCCGTAATCGAAGCCCTCCTTGCCGATGGGCCGCTCCAGCGCCTCTTTCGCAAGCTGGGCCTGCGCCGTCTCCAAGCGCTGGAGCAACATCTCGATCCTCACGCCGGGGTCTTCGGCCCGCCGCCGACCTTGGGCATATCGCCCATGGCCATCTTCTTGTGCTGGCTGACGGCTTCGCCGCCCTGCTTGGACACCTTGCCGCTCGGGGCGGCGCTCTTCGCGTTGTTCTCAGCCATATGCGATCCTTTACGGGTTGGGGTTTATCCCGGTCCCCGTGGAGACCGCGACCTTTTCGCCCGAGGCGATCTCCGCCGCCGCCAGTTCTAGCGCCGTCCGGTTGTCCTCGGTGTTCATCTGCATGCGCGCGTTCAGCTCGGCAGCCGTGCGCTGGTCTTCGGCCATCTCGCGCTGCTGCTGGAGCGCCTGCTCCTGCTGCATCCGGGCGGCCTGCAACTGCGCATCCTGCTGCAGCTTGGCCTGCTGGACTTGCGCGCTCTGCGCCGCCTTCTGCCCGTCGGCCTGCAACTTGGCCTGCGCCAACGCCGCGTCCTGCTGCATCTTGGCCTGCTGGACCTGCGCCTGCATCTGGGTCGCCTGCACGGACGCCTGCGCCGGGTCCATGGGCTGCGGCGGGGCGAACTGCTGCGCCATCTGCTGCGCCTGCTGGATGACGGCGGGCATCTGCGCGAAGACCTCGTCGCCCTTCTCGATGACGAAGGAGGCGGCCTCGGCCAGCGCGCGGTCGAGGGCGCGCCGCGCCTCCGGGTCGCCCTTGGTGTTCTTCGCGTCCTCGCTGATGTCCACCCCGGCGGCCTCGCTCGTCACGTCCAGTACGCTGCTGGCGTACCACATGGCGATGTGCTCCTTCAGGTGCTGGAGGATCACGGGCAGGAAGGTGGGCGCGATCAGCGGGCTCATGCCGAAGGCCGGGCTCTTCATGAACGCGAGGTGCGTCTTGAGGTGCGCGATGTGGTCCTGCTCCGGGAAGGCAGTGACGGCCTTGCCCATGACGGCCGCCACGTTCTCGGCCACGGCGTTGAGTTCCTCCGGCTCGACTGGCGGGTTGAGCAGCCCCTCCGGGGCGGGGATTTTGAGCGTCTCAAGGATGCGCTCCTCGACCTTGCGCAGGTTGTAGAGCTGCGGCATCGCCGTCGCGCGCTGCGCCACGGCCTGCACCTGCGCGAAGCGCTGGGCCTCGCTGAAGATGTTGGGGTCCGACACCGGCACGACGTCCATCGGCCCGTCGAAGTCGGCGCGCGTGGCCAGCTTCTCGCCGACCTCCGCCTCCGTGTCCGCGTCGTCGAGATACATGCCGTTGAGGCGGTGCAGCACCTTGAGCATGCGTGCCATGGCGTCGTGCAGGCGGGCGTGGATGGCGCTGAAGACGACCATGCCTTGTTCGAGTTTGGCCAGCGTCGTGCCGACCGGGGCGTTGGGGTTGTTGTCGGCGATGTCGTCCAGCGTGGTCCGCACCACGCCCTGCCCGGCGTCCACCAAGAAGCCGAGGAGCTGGTACAGCACCGCCGAGGGCGGGTTGAAGGGCAGCGGCATCGCGATCTTGCGGATGTCGTCGATGTTGAGGCCGCCCTCGATCTCCTCGACCTGCGTCGGCTGGATGTTGAGGGACTGCCCGCCGCGCGAGCCGCCCTTGAGCTTGAGCATGGTCGGCGCGTTGTTGATGTGCGCGCTGTCGAGCAGGGCGCGCAGGGCGCCGGTGGCGGCGGCGCTGAGGCCTCCGATCATGTGCGGCAAGCCGATGGGGTAGGCCCCGCGCCACGGCACGAAGGGGAACTCGACGAACCAGACCAGCTCCTCGCGGCTCTCGTCCAGCTCGTCCCAGTTGCGGTAGATCGCGAGCACCTTGTTGCTCGTCTTGTCGATGGTGACGATGTACGGGGCCAGCTCGCCCTCGGCCGCGCTGTCGCCGTCGATGCGCAGCAGGGCGTGCGTCTCGTAGACGGTGCGCAGGCCGTCCTCGTTGTAGCTCGTGTCGCTGCGGCCCTCGATCTTGTCGTTGGCCTTCTGCACGATGCTCGGCTCGGGCTCCATGCTCGGCGCCGACAGGTCCACGTCGCGGTACATGCCCGCCTTGACGCGCTGCTCGTAGTCCACCTGCGTGATGTACTGCACGTGCGTCTTGCGCTGCGCGGTGTAGAAGCTGGTGGCCGCGTACGGCAGCAGCATGTCGTCGATGGCGACGAACAGGAAGCCCGGGCGGTTGCGCGTGTCGTCCCACGACAGCTTGAGGTACTGCGCCCCGCCCAGCGGCACCTGCGTCAGCATCTGCTCGATCTCGGCGCGCGCCTCGGTGCATTGCACCGTGAGCTGCCAGTTCATCATGTCCGTCTTGCGCTTGGACTTGTCTTCCTTCTCCGGCGTCACCTCGCCGGGGATGAAGCTCTTAGCCGGGCCTGCGGGCGGGAACAGCTCCTTCATGGCACGCGCGGCAAAGTCCACGGTGGCCGTGACCATCATCGGGTGGACGACGCGGCTGGCGCCTTGGAACTGCGCACCGCCGGGCGCGTCCTCGCCGAGGCCGGTGCGGCGCAGGCCCTCCTCGTACTGCTCGTCGCGCTTCTTGCGCGCCTCCTTGTCGCGGGTGATCAGCTCGACCAGACTGGTGGCGAGGGCGTTCAGCTCGTGCTCGGGCAACTCGTCGGCGAGGTTCGCGAGGAAGTCGTCGCTGCGCTCCACCGCCTCCTCGTCATCGAGCCGCACGATGGCGCCGCCGTCCTCGGTGTCCTCGACGTCGTCCTCGGGCACGTCGATTTCGACCATCTCGCCGTAGTCGTCTTCCATCACACCGCCTCGCTGTGAAACGCCGCAAGGCGGTTGTAGGCCCGGGCGGCGGCGTTGCCGTCGGGGTCGCGCCCGATCATCTGCCCCTTAGCGCCCGGCGTCGAGACCAGCACGAGGTCATAGGTCTCCGCGAGTGTTTTGCGCGCGATGCGAATGGCTTCGCTGAGTGGCATGTCTTCCATGGGTCAGTCCTATGCGGCGTACGGGTTGGATACGGGCTTGGGTGGCGGGGCGCTACGGTCCTGCTGGCTGTCCTTTACCATCGACAAGAGGCCCTTGTCCAACATGAGGCGGACGCACTGCGTCGTGGCATCGACGTAGTCGTCGTGCTTGATGCTGCCCGTGCCGGTGAAGGCGCATAGCTGGGCCAGCATCGGCTCGACCCACGTGCGCGGACGGCCGGGGTACTTGTCGCTCTCGGGCAGCCACACGCGGCGCCGGGCGAAGACGTGGCTGACCATGTGCAGGCGCGCCAGCTTGTCGGCGCGGCCCGGATTGTAGGCGTAGGCCTCGATGCCCTCGCGCTCCAGCATCTGGCGCAGGCTGATGCCGCTGCCCTTGTCCTCGATCAGGCACAGGTCGGGCTTGCGCCCCGACGTGATCGGCTTCGAGCCGCCGAACATGGGCTTGATCAGCGCCGTGTCCTGATCGTCGCCGTAGGCCACGTTCAGCTCCCGCTTCACCCGCTTGATCAGGTCGGGCATGCCCATCTGCTCCGACCAGCAGTCCAGCAGGATCACGTTTGTGGTGCGGCTCTTCTCGCGGTCGTACGTGCTGAACGCGCCCATCACGACGCAGGCCGTGCTGTCCGGGTCGCCGCGCTTGCGGTCGTACGTGGCCTCGGTGAAGGCCGTGTCGAGGGACAGGACGATGTAGTCCAGCGCGGGCAGCGGCTTCTTGGCGGGCCAGAGGCGCATCCAGCTCCGCCGGATGATGCCGCTCTCCTCCGGGTCGATCAGCTCGCCGTGCAGCTCCTGCCTGCCCAGCGTGGTGCCCTCGTACTGCTCGAGTTGCTTGAAGAAGCTGTCGGGCAGGTTGGCCCGGTTGTCGAACGTCGAGCCACGCACGATCACGCGGCCGGGCTGCGCCGCGCTCAGCTTGCGGATCAGCTCCTTGGGCTTCGGGGTCGTAGTCCACAGCACCTGCGGCTTGCGGCCGAGGCGCATGCCCATCATGGACATGTCCCACGTCTCCTCGTCGTACTGCCACGAGGCCAGCTCGTCGTACCAGCCCCGGCAGTGCTGCGGGCCGCGCAGGCGCTCCGGCTTCTCGGCAGTGAAGCCCCGGATCGTGGCCACGCCGCCCGCGATGTTGCGCATCTTGATGAGCATGTCCGACTTGTTGTAATCGACAAGCAGGCTGGACGGCAGCACGGACAGGATGCCGCTCTCGCCCTCAAAGCACGTGAAGCGCACGTCTTGGTATGTCGGCGCGATGACGCAGCTATCGAACCCGCTGGGGTCCTCGAACACGGCGCGCGTGAGCCACTCGGCGCCGACGCGCGTGTTGTGTGTCGGTATCAGTGATCGGCCCGCCAGATACAGGCTGCTGTGGCTGTCAACGGTGATGCAGCGGACGGGGACAGTCGGAACCGGCTCGACCGCCACAACATACCGTCGCTGCGAGGCCGGGGCGCGCTTTCGCTGAAGCGCATCACACTTACGGGTCAAGCGCGCTGGCGGCGTTCTCGCGTCCGCCTGCCAGCACACGCGGTAGCGCGGGCCTTTGTCAACGCCGTTCAACCGAGCGCGGTCTTCGTACAACCGAGCCTTAAGCGACAGGGACAGCGCCAACTCCCGCGCAGCCTCCGCCAGCCGCGTGTTTGTTGAACAGAACTCCACGTTGCCATTGCTGCGGTTTACGTGCCCATCACTGTCGATCAGCCCCTGCAGCAGCGCCATGCGCTGCCGCGCCGACGCACGGAGGTACTCGTCGGGTACGTGCTTGTTGTTCACCAATCCAAGTTCACGCAGCAGCAGGGGGAAGCCGCCGCCAACATACTGCCCCGTAGCGCTGTCGCGTACGCCTTTGGCGCCCGACGTGATGCCGTAGAGTTTCGCGGCGCCGCATTTCGTGCTTGCGTGCGGGCGCATCGTGTAGCCTTCGGCTTCAAACGCCTGCACCACTTCCGCGTCCGCTGTTGTTATCGTCCCGCCTGCCGAGCTACCGTCGCCGAGCCACAAGCCCAGCAGATATGGCGGGACCGGCAGGTCTGCGTCGGGGAGGTACAGCGGCCCGGCAAGCGCGATGGCGTGGTTGCTTTCGTTCGACACGCGCAAGCTGGCCGCGATCTCATTCGTGGTGCGTACCTGCGCCGGGCGCCTAGCGCGCCGGTCGGCGCGGGACAGCGTGGCCCAGAGGTGTTCGCCGTCCGCCACGATCTCGCTGCCATCGTCAAACACCACGCGGTAGCACTCGCGGCCCAGCAGCACGTCGTGCGCCTTCTCAACGACGCACGGATACCCGTTCTCGTCGAAGATTTCGTCGCCGTCCTTGATGTCGCCTATGGTCGTCCAACCGGACGTGGTGGCGATGGGCGTATCGAGGGCGAGGGCCTTGCCGAAGCCGCGCCCGGCGAGGTAGCCACACTCGGACCAGTCGCCCTCGGGCGGTATCTGCGGCGGGCGCGCGGTCTCGGCCCAGCGGCGCTGCCAGTCCACGTAGACCAGCATGTCCGGCGGCAGGCGGGCCAGCGAGGCCTCAAGCGTGGCGGCGTCCACAGCCGCGCTACCAGATCAGCAGCAAGAGGCTCACGGGCACAGCCCAGCACAGCGCGGCCAGCGCGACGATCAGGGCGAGGCGCCGCCGCAGGCTCACGAGCCGCGCTTCGCGTCGCGCAGGGCGGCCGCCACGTTGGCGGCGATCTCCGAGGCATTGGCCTCGATCTTCAGAGCCTCGCCGTCCTTGTTGCCCACGTCCACGGTCTGCTTGCTGCCGTACTTCTTCGGGTTCCAGCAGGCGAGCAGCTTGAGGCGCGTGTCCACCTGCGCGCGCCGCCACTGCACGTACCCCGGATCGATCTTGCCGTCCCCACCGCGCTGCGGTGCCTCGTCGATCAGGTCGAGGGCCTGCTCCGCGATGGCGTCAGTCCCAGTGTCCCGCGCCTGCGCGACCCGTGAAGCGAAGTCGGCGTCTGCGGCGATCCAGTCGTACACCGCGCGCCAGCTCGGCATGCCCTC